GACCTGGTGCTGCTGTCGTTGACCCCGCACGCCACCCCGGCCGACCTGGTCGTGGTCCGGTATGAGTCGGCGGACTCGACGATCGGGGTGAAGGTCGGCACCGGCACGGAGGTGTTCTCCGACGCCGCCGTGGTCGCCGACCAGTGGATCAGCCTGGATCTGCGGATCGACGGCCGGACCACCACCCACCTGTGCGACTGGTCGCTGGACTACGACGACGACGGCAACCGCACCGTACAGACGCAGGCGGCCGGCACCTGCACTGTCAACGCGACGGGTTGGGCGGTCCGGCTCGGCTGGACTGCGGCCAGTACCGGCACAGTCCGTTACGACGACTGGGTGGTGTCCGCGAAGGGCGGACACTACCCGCTCGGGAACATGGAAGTTCTGGCGATCACCCCGGACCCGGCCGGGACCGTCGTCCTCAGTGGAACGTCGACCAACTTCCAGACGTTCACCGGCAACGGCAGCACGATGACCGCATGGAACGCGACGACAGCCCGGAACAACATCGACGAGGTGCCGCCGACAATCAGCGCGTCCGCTGACGGGTTCGCGCAGGTGCTCACCGCCACCTCGGACTACGTCGAAATCCCGATGACGTCGATCGTCGCCGTGGACATGGGCGCGGCAATTCGGGGTGTCAGGATGGTCGCCTGCGGGTGGGCGGCCAGTACGACGACGGCAACCATCGGGTTCCACGCCTACGACGGCACCACCGACCACACCCTGCAGGGTGCTGCCGATCTCCAGTTCGACAACAGCACGTCGACCCCGGCCTGGTTCGCGAAGATGGTCCGGGCGCTCGCCGGTCGGATCGACTGGACCCAGACGAAACTCGACGCGCTCACGTTCCGGGTCGGCTACTCCGGCGACGCGAGCCCGGCGATCGGCATCCACAACATCATCGGCGAGGTGTGCCTGCGGATCGGTGACCTCGTCGAAGTCATCTCAGTCGAGGGCGGGTTCTACGTCCACTGGCGGATGGACCCCGACAGCAGCGGTGTCATCCAGGCCATCGTCACCACACCACCCGGTGCCGGTGCGTTCTACTCGGTGACCGTCGGCGGGTCACCGATCGAAGTCGAGGTGCCACCGGACACCGTCCACACCGAATACATCGGGGCCACCGACATTTCCACTGTCACCGAGCAGAGCCTGATCCCCCACCTCTGATCCGCTCGGGCGCGGGCGGGAGGCGCTGACCGATGCCGATGCCGACCGTGTACAACGTTGGGGCGGTCGGCTCCGGCACCGGTGCTGTCGTCCTCGGACTGCCCGCCGGCACAGTGGCCGGCGACATCCTCGTCCTGTTCATCGAGTCCGAGGATGTCACCGCTGTTCCGGCGATGACCGGCTGGACAGATGTGACCTCGGTGTTCGTCGCCTCCGGCACCGTGACCCGCCTGACGGTGCGATGGAAGCGGGCCGGGCCGTCTGAGGGCGGGCCGACCGTCCCGGACCCCGGGGATCACCTGGTGGCCCGGATCGTCGGGTTGCGTGGCTGCGTTCCCACCGGCACGCCGTGGATCGCCGTCGGCAGTAACACCGAACTGGTCTCCGACACGTCGGTGTCCATTCCAGGTGCTACGACCGCGTTCGGTGACTGCCTGATTCTGGCGGCGTTCAGCACCGGCACCGATGTGGCCAGTACGGCGCACGTGACCGGGTTCGCCAACGCTTCGCTCGCCGCTGTCACCGAACGCGTCGACAACTGGGTCATCGACGGGTTGGGCGGCGGGCTCGGCGTCGCGTCCGGCGAGTACGCGATCCGGGGCACCTACTCGGCCACCACCGCCACCTGCACCACCGCCAACTTCAAGGCGCTCATCTCGGTCGCGTTCCAAGGTGACGGGGACTTCGCCGGCCCGCACACCGGTCCGACCCCGGGCCGGCTCGGACCCACCGGGCAGTGGCGGCCGTTCTCCGGCGGCCTGCCGCAGACGAAAACCCCGCCCGTGTTCATCGCCGAGTACGAGTCGGCGTGGAACACCACCACCACCCCGAAAACGATCTCCGTGACGGTGCAGACCGGCGACGTCCTGGTCATCTCCGGGGTCACCGCCGATGCTGTGAAAACCCTCGCGACTCCGACCGGGGGCTCCCACTCCTACACGCTGCAGCAGTCCTCCGCGGTTGCCTCCAACACCGCGGTGTTCGTCTGGACTGCCGTCGCGGTCGCGAATGAGACGTTCACCCTGTCCGTGGCCAGCGTCGGCGGGACAGTCCAGTTCTGGGGTTTCAACGCCCTCCAATACCGGGGCAGTGACGGGGTCGGCGCGTCCGGGAAGGCTCAGGCGGCCGGCGCACCCGGGCTGGGCATGTCCACCCTGGGTGCGAACTCGGCGGTTGTCGCCGTCAACGGGGACTGGTCGGCGCAGGACGGCGCCGCCCGCACCTACCGGACCGTCAACGCGATCACCCCGGTTGCCGGTGGCGCGGGGGAGCAGACCTACTTCAGGGACGCCGCGCAGTACGCCACGTACGTCGCGTACTGGTCGGACACCGGCTACCCCACCTTCAACACGTACGGCATCGCCACACCCGGCGGTCAGACGTACACGATCGCCGCTGTCGAGGTGTACGGCACCACCACCGTTGCCGGCGGCGGCGCCGACGCCACGATCTCCGCGGCAACCGTTGCCGCAGTCGCCGCGGTTGGGTCCGTAACTGTCCAGGCCGGCTCTGCCGTCACCCCGGCCACGGTCGCCGCGATCGCTTCGGTGGATGCGCCGACCGTTCGGCTCAGCGCCACGATCTCCCCGGCGACCGTGGCGGCGATCGCCCCGGTGGGAACCGTCACCGTCCAGGCCGGCGCGGCGGTCACCGCCGCAACTGTCGTAGCCACCGCCTCAGTGGGTACGGTCACCGTCCGACTCGGCGTCCTCGTCGGTGCCGCCACCGTCGTCGCGGTCGCGTCGGTCGGTGCCCCGACCTTGCCGGACCAACCGGCAGCCCCGGCCACTGTCGCGGCTGTCGCCTCTGTCGGCACGATCACGGTCCAGGCCGGGGCCGCGCCCGCACCGGCCACTGTGGTCGCGACGGCAACGGTTGGCAGTCCGACGCTGCGATGGTCGGCGGCGATCTCCCCGGCCACCGTGCCAGCGGTCGCAACGGTGGGCGCGCCGACCGTGCGCGCGGGCGCGGCACCCGCTCCCGCGACTGTGGTCGCGACCGCATCGGTCGGCGCCCCGGGCGTCCAGGCGGGTGCGGCCCCGGCCCCGGCGACCGTCGTCGCGACCGCCACGGTCGCGACGATCACCCGGTTCTTCGGCACGACCGTCTCACCCGCCACGGTCGCGGCTATTGCCTCCGTCGGTGTGCCGCAGCTCGGCGGCGCCGCGAACGTCACCCCAGCTACCGTCTCCGCTGTCGCGACCGTTGGCGCCGTCACCGTTCAGGCCGGTTCGGCGGTCGCTCCGGCCACTGTTCCCGCACTCGCCACGGTCGGTGCGCCAACCGTCCAGGCCGGCGCCGCACCGATCCCGGCCACCGTCTCCGCGGTCGCGGCGGTCGGCGCGGTCACCGTCCGGATCTCGGCGGCGATCACGCCCAACACCGTCGCGGCAATCGCCTCGGTCGGTACGGCTGTCCTCGTCACCGCCCCGACACCGGCCACCGTCGCAGCGCTCTCGGGCGTTGGCACGGTGAACATCATCGCGTTCGTTGCCACCCCCGGATCGTTCGCGACCAGCACCACTGTGCCGGCGTTCACCTCAAGCTCGACCGGCCCCCGTTTCACCGGCACCTCGCGCACTGGTTCGGCCTCTTCGAACTCGGCACCTCATGGCCGGCTCACCTCTACCAGCAGCGGAGGTGACGCATGATCTACGACATCGGCGACAAGGTGACCTTGTCCACGGTTGTCCGCAACGACGCCGGAACACCTGTCAATACGCCGACGGTGACGATCGCGGTGACCAAAGGCGACCGGGCGACGCTGGTCTCACCGGCGCCGACGGTCACGAACACCGGCTCGGGCGGCGTGTACACGGCACCGGTCACGGTGGACATGGCCGGGCTGTGGTCCTACGTGTGGACCGCCTCGGGCACAGTCGTCGCGACCGATCCGGGTCAGTTCACCGTCGACCCCGGCCGCGTGTACGTCGCCTCGATCGAGGAGTTCAAAGCCCACCTCAACCGCACCGACGTGGTGGACGACGCCGAACTGCGCACGCATCTGGCCGCCGCGACGGAGTGGGTGGAATCGGCGATCGGCGGACCGATCTCGATCACCTCCTACACGGAGACCCACTACGCCTCCGAGATGATCGTCCCGCGTAGGACACCACTCGTCGCGGTCACCTCGATCACGCCCTACCTGGGGACCGCGCTGACCGCTGACGCGTACCGGGTCGACACCGACCTCGGCGTGATCTACCTGCGGTACGGGGCCGGTTACGAACACACCCTCGTCTACACCGCCGGGCGCACGGTCGTGCCGGAGCGGGGCAAGCTGGCCGGGCTGATCGTCGCCGCGCACCTGTGGGAAACCCAGAACGGCTTCGCCGGCCGGCGCAACTCCGACGACCTGACCCAGACCGGGTTGGGCTTCGCCGTGCCCCGCCGTGCGGTTGAACTGCTGGAACGGTTGATGGTCGGCGGGATCGCGTGAGCGAAACCCTCACCGCCGACGTCCTCGACGCGCTCCTGCTCGCGTGGCGGGCCGACGCCACCCTGATCGCCTACGGGGACCGGCTGCTGATCTCCGACGGCCCGCCGGTCACCGACCGGGCCCGGGAGATCGAACTGTGGGTCGGTGCCACCGGTGTCGAGGACGACGAAGAGGTGATCGTCTTCACCCAGACGCGCGCGGACTTCCAGGCCGACCGCGACGAAACCCTCACCATCACCAACGCGGTGTGGGTCGCCAACGGATCACACGACATCGCCGCCGCCCGCAGGTTGGCGATCACCGTGTTCGCCGCCTGCGCCGCCGCGATCCGCAACAGCACCCTCTCGATCACCGGCGTGTTCGCGCTCGACATCTCATCCGGCCGGCTCCGGCAGGGCCAGTTCACCTCCGGCGTGGGTTGTGTCCTGTCCTTCGACGTCACTGTGCAGGGGTCGATGTGAGATGGCTGACCTGCCACCCTGGCGCGCATTTCGCCGTCGCCGACGTCCATGTTGGGTGGCGCGACGCGCTCGTCGCCGCGGGCGAGCACGTCGTGGACTATCCGCTCGGCGATGCCCTCGCGTTCTACGGCTCGGTGCTCACCCAGTGCGGGCCGGAACAGTTCCGCCTCGCGCTCACCGGGCAGCAGGCCGCCGAGCTCGCCTCAGACCGGCTGGCCGGTGCGCTCTACAAGGTCCGCCCCGACATTTTATGGATCACGTCGGGGTTCTTCGTCAACCCGCACCTGCTCGACGTCGCCCGCCGTGACGGGGTCAAGGTCGTACTCCTGTGCACCGAGCAGCCCTACGAACTCCCGCGCGAACTGGCGCTCGCAGAGCACTGCGACGTGACCCTGCTCAACGACCCGACGCATCTGGACAAGTTCCGCGCGGCCGGCACCGCCGAATACATGCGCCACGCGTACCGGCCGGCGCTGCACCATCCCGGCCCCGCCATCCCGGAACTCGACAGCGACCTCGCGTTCTGCGGCACCGCGTACCCGTCGCGGGTCGCGTTCTTCGAAGCGATGGACCTCGACGGCCTCGACGTCACGTTGGCCGGGAACTGGCAGGGCCTGACCGACGATTCTCCGCTGCGCCGCTACGTCGCGCACGAGATCGCAGACGAGTGCCTGCCCAACGAGCGGGCGATCGACATCTACCGGTCAACACGGGCGTCGATCAACCTGTACCGGCGTGAGGCACAGGCCGACGACCTGATCGAGGGCTGGTCGATCGGGCCCAGGGAGGTCGAACTCGCGGCGACGCGGACGTTCTTCCTGCGCGACCCGCGTCCCGAAGGCGACGCGCTGTTCCCGATGTTGCCCACCTTCACCTCACCGGCCGAGGCCGGGGAAGTGCTGCGCTGGTACCTGGACCACCCGGCCGAGCGGGAAACCGCCGCGGCCAAAGCCCATGAAGCGGTCGCCGACCGGACGTTCGACGCTAATGCCGCCGCACTGCTGCGGTTGCTGGACAAGGAGTAAGACGTGGGCAAGATCGCCGGTCGGAACGCCGTCATCTACATGGCCCCAACCACTGCTGCGGCAGCGAGCCTGATCACCTATCAGAACTCCTGGTCGCTGGAGTTCACCACAGACAAGATCGAAGTGACCTCGTTCGGGGACTCGACGAAGACCTACGTTGCCGGCATCGCCGACGCGACAGGCCAGTTCGCCGGCTTCTACGACGACGCTTCCGCACAGACCTATACCGCCGCAATCGACGGCCTGAGCAGGCGCTTCTACCTGTATCCAAACTCGGCGCTCACGACCCAGTACTTTTTCGGCACCATTTTCGCGGACATGTCGATCAACGCTGACGTCGCCGGAGCCGTCCAGGTTTCAGCAACATGGAACGCTGCGACCCCGATGGCGAAGATTGGTTAGGATGACTAAGGTTGGGTAACATGAATACATGCAAATACGCGTGTGTTCGTTAGATGGGTGCGACAACGTCATCATCGCCGGCTGTGCCCGCGGACTCTGTAGCCCCCATTATCACCGGTGGCAGAGGTATGGAGATCCGAACGGCGGCGGCCCGCCTCATGTAAGCCAGGGCGAGCGCTGCTCAATCGGCGAGTGTCCCGAGAAGCCGCTGGCGCGAACCTGGTGCGTAAAGCATTACGGCCGCTGGCGTGCCACCGGAACACCCGAGGGCTTAATGAAGCGCGCTCCAGGAACTGGGTCCCGATCCGTGAACAACTACGGGTACGTCGTGATCCGTGGCTACGGCGACAAGAAGAGCCACATGGAGCATCGAATAATCATGGAAGCGATTCTCGGCCGCCCGCTGGCACCAGGCGAGACAGTCCACCACAAAAACGGAATACGGCACGACAATCGCCCAGACAACCTCGAACTCTGGGTCAGTACTCGATCCGGGCAGCGAGTCGATGACTTGATCCAGTTCATTGTTGAGAGATATCGAGACAAGGTGCTCGCTGCCCTCAAAGAGGACCTAGAGGGTGGGCCGTAGATGTTCCGGGTCAAGGTCGCGGGTGAAGGTGGGCTTCGCGACCTCGCCCGCGACCTACGGCGGGCCGGCAACGGGCTGCCCGGCGCGGTCAGCCGCGAACTACGCAAGCCCACAAAGCGCCTCGGTGAGGCGGTGCGCGACGCGATCCTGCGCGCCGACATGCGCGCGCGCAACGTACCCGGCGCCGCGCAACGCTTCCCCCTCGGTGCGGGCAACCGCCTGCCGGTGAAACGGCCGACCGCGGCGGCCGTCAAATGGTCGGTGCAGGCCACCGGCGGCACCCCGAAGGCTGAGATCACCTTTAATCCGGCACGGGTGCCCGCTCGGATCCAGGCGCTGTTCCCGTACTGGGTCGGGCAGAAGAAACGCCTCTCCCACCCATTGATGGGTAACCGGTCCACCTGGATCCGGCAGCAGATTCCGAACGTCTGGGATCAGACACGCAAGCTAGCGCCGCTAGCGCAGTCCGCGGCGGCGCGCGCATTGGACGAAGCGGCCGACATCATCAACGGTCGCCGCTGACCCATCCAGGAGCACACCATCCATGCGAGTTTTCCTGTCCAAACCGGACCGCGAGCGGTACGGCATCGAACACCTCGACGGCCTTGAAGTAGACCTGTCGATCGTCATGCAGCACGAGGCCGAGGAACTCGACGACTTCGGCATCGACCCCGACGCCTGGCCCGAGTTCATCAACTCCGGCAACATCAAAGTATGGCGTGCCGTGGTCTGGCTCGCCC